GGCGGCCTGGTGTTGAGGTCTTCCCATTCGCCCCTCTTGGATTTGAGGCCCGGCAGGCACACATAGTAGCTGGTGTTGGCGATCTTTGTGGTGCTGACGACCGCGCTGATCGGATGCACTATCTGGCTGAGGTTGGTGTTCGGATTCACAAAGCTTGCAGCCAGGGCTTTCATGATGCGAGCCTTGAGCGTCGGGTTGCAAACGATCGCGAACTGAGAGCCTTCCTCAACCGGATATCCTGCGGCTTCCAGGTCTACCAGTATCGCGGCGCAGGCGTTGTTGATGGTCGTAGAATCGTCAGTCGCAAAGGCCTGATTCTGCCCTGAGCTGATCGCGGCGATAAGGGCATAGAACATTGTGGCCTTTTTGTTCCACCAGCGGCGGACGGTGTCGGCCGTAAGCTCTTCGATCTTGTAATACTCGTTGTACCTTAGCCAGTCGTCCAGGATCGGGAACCCGCCGGTAAAGCGGGCCACCCTGACAGCGGCCTTGGTGCCGGTAGGCAGTTTGCTCAGCTTGGCCTCTTCGCCCTCTTCCTGCTGGTAGAAGGTGACGCCGCCGGTTATGCTCATGATGTCGAAGGTGCGGCTAGAGCTCTGCCGCATATCTACTTCATCAAAAAGGAGCTCATACCCGCGGTCGGGGCCTGTCTTGATGGTGTCTGTCGTAATGAGCGGCACAGGAGCAATCCCCTGAAATGCAGGGTCAGGTCCTACCATTTTCCCGACAGTAGCAACGCCGAGTTCTTTCATAAAGCTGTTTATCCGGGCCATGATCGCGGCCTTCTGGTCGGTCGGAGCAATATCCTTTATCTTTGACCAGTCGAACATCCTGCGGCCATAGACGGTTATCCCTGCAAACGGCATCATGCCGGCAGATGCCATGCCAAAGGCCTGATCAGGCGAGGCATAAGCGATGCAGGTGATCGCAAAGAGCGCCACGATCACTGCGATTACTATGAACAATGTTTTCGATGTCTTCATGTGTATATACCTCCCCTTATGCCACTGCCCTGAAGCAGGCATATGTTATTTTGTGGTCAGTCGACGGATCGTCGGACATTACAACGGCGATTGTTCCGGTGCCGGCTGCGGCTGTGAGTATGGTCCTTGGCGTGGACCCCTTCTGCGACAGCGAAACAATAACCCGGTCGGTAGACACCAGCCCGGCAACTGAGATGCTCTCGTTCGCGTCGCCGCCGGCAGTGGTAAACTCGCCTGCGCCTATGCAGATGTGGCTGGGCGCTATGCCGGCTGCAAGCTTGGCAAGCGTGACGTTTGCGTTCTTGATCTTGGCGGTCTCCACTGCATCGGCTGCGAGTTTGGCCGCTGTAACGTTGGCGTCGGTGATCTTGACGGTAGTTACGGCGGCATCATCGAGCTTGCCGGTCGTGACTGCGCCGTCCGCAATTTCTCCGGCCACAATAGCATCGGCATCCGGCCAGAGGAATATGAGCACCTCTGTATCGGTTGATCCTGCGGCCTCGAGGCAGAAACCGCACTGCGTATTGCCTGATGTGGTCTTGGTGACTTTGGCAGCGGACGCGTCGAAATAAACCTTGTCGCCCACGTTTATCACCAGGGGGGCTTCTTTGGGCATAAGCATCTTGCCCATGTAAGCGTATGCGGCCGCCACATTGATGAGAGCGCCCGCAATCGTTATAAGCACCATGTTGTTGTTGACGATGATATCACCGGCGGCTGTCTCTGCGTTATGGGCCAGCTTGAGTGTCCTTACATTCAGAATGCTGTCGGCAATGGTTCCTTTTGCCATGGCTATTTGTCCTCCTTCTTATTCGGATCGAGCGGATTGTCCTTTGAGAAATCCTTGGGACCTGCCGCGTCCTCTTTCTGCTTCTTTTCCTCTTCACTCTTGGTCTGGATGATGAACTGGGCGGGGAACATCTCCCTGGCCTTGGCCTCGTACTTGTCCCTCATCGTTTTTACGCGATCGATGGGCATGGTTACGATGAAGTCCATCTCGGTCTTCTGCGCAGCGTCTTCTTTCGGCAGCTCGCCGATAAGCGCGCCGAACTTCCCGATGTCGGCAAGCATGTCCCTACGGTATGCGTCGCCGTCAGCGGCCTTGGGCTTCAAGGCCTCGATCTCGGTATCTTTCTGCTGAATGAGATCGACTATGTTGTCGCCCGCGTTTTCCTCTGTGAATGTGGTCTTAAAGGTCTTGTTGATTTTGTCGACCAGTGCTTTAATCATTTGCTTTCTTCCCTCCATCTCTTTATTGGGCTGTTCTGCTGTCTCGGGCGAGCCCTTGGCGCTCTTCATCACGCCTGCCCCCGGCTGAGCGCCCAGCCAGACTAGCGACCCTTCACGGGCCTCGCCTCCCGGACGGTACTCGCCATATATGTAATTGCCTCTTTCGTCGGTTATGTCATAAAGAGGCGCCTTAAACCCTATACTCGCAAACCGGTAAATGCCTGCGTCGATTTTTGCGCGGGTGTCCGCGTTGCTGTCAAGCGCCAGCAGATATGCGTCGCCGAACAGCACTTTGACGCCTGTTATGCCGTCAGGCAGCTCTATGTCTTCGCTGGTGAGATGCTTGAATTCCTCGGGCGTCATGTTCTCTGTCTGCGCGTCGAAATACAGGCCTTCGCCCGGCGCGCCGGTGCCTTTGTACGCGGAAGGATGTCCCTGCACAAAGAACCCCTTACCCGGCAAGGTATTGGCGAAATTGACAAGCAGATCCTCAGCGAAACGCTCAACGTCCCGATCTATGCCGTTATGGGCCATAAGCAGCCGCACATAATGTATCTGCTCTTTTGTGAGAGGCTTACGGGCATAGGTGTTTATCTTGGCGAGCTGCTGATCGGTAAGCTCTTTGCTGCCGCCTGCCTGAACAGATAAAACCTTGCTATTTGCTGCGCCCTTCTCGCCTTTTTCGTCAGGCGCAAATGCTGTGCGAGTAACGATGCCCTTAAATGTCGCTTTTATCTTCATCAGCCCTCTCCTGTCCCGGCATTATTACGATTCGATCCTGTGTCCCTTCTCATCGTAGTGGTCTGTGACAACCTTGCCGCCACGCCAGGTAATTATTGATTTATGTACGTCCGGCGACTGCTTGAATGCTTCTTCTTTTTTCGTGATCTTCTGCGTTTCGCCCTGCTTCATTTGTGCCGCCTTTGGAGCTGCGACCGCAGAAGAAACTGCGCCCGGCGTCTTATCGCCGCCTTCAAGTTCGGCAAGCCGCATATTGGCTATTTCGATCACATCCTCCCGATCGTCCCCCTCGATGAAGGCCGATACGGCTTCATGGGTTCCCAGCGCCTTCAGCATCCTGTCGACGTACTCAATCTTCTTATAATTTGTTGACATGCCTTCCATGTCCTCACCTCATCTGCATATATTGTTAGCAAATTTCCACGCCGCCTTCTGGCAAAACGTGAAACTATTTTTTCTCTGTCTCGATCAATAACAGTTGCGGCTTGCGGTCCGAGCAGTAAGCGACATTCACATTCCGCTCAGGGCATTTCCTTATAAGGCAGCCTGCGCAGGCTGTCTGTTGAAGCATTTTCTCTAAGTCCATCATCCCGATACCTCGCCTTTCCCCGGTCGGTTGCTGCACCTGCACTCTGGGTGCGTATCTCTCACCGGCACGGGCGCGGTCCCAATGGGATATTCGCCGGCCAGCGCCATGCAGATGGGACACGCATCAGGCGCGGGGGTGAATTCCGTGGTCTTTATGCCCCGCTCTTTCCATTCAGCAAGCTTTGCGTCCTCGGCCGCCATGCTCATTTCCGAACGTGCGAGACGGTCCCAGTTAGCGTTCTGATCGCCAAACAGTTTTTCGAGCCGGCCAGCCACCTCTTTAGGATTTGAGCCGGAGAGCGAGTAGCTCTGCATCTCTGGAATTATCTGATCGATGATCCTGCGCGTTGCGTTGTTCTTGACCAGGTCAAACCCGTTTTTGCAAAGGCTGTTATAGATCTCGGAGTTTTTCAGGATGTTAAGCAGAGACTGCTGACTGCCGACCTCGTATGAAGCATGCAGATAACCGAGGCTGAGGGCCTGGCCGTAGAAATAACGGATCGAGGAGTCAGCCTCGGACGGTTTGTAGTTTTGCAGGTACTGCTCGAGCGCCCTCTTTATCTGGTCTATCTGATCACCGGAAAGCGAAAAAACCTGGTTGTCGTCTTTCTGTACTTCCGCGCCCGCAGCCTTGCCCTCTGCCGTGAACCCAAGGATCGAAGTGACCCTGCCCCCGAGCTCGTTCCAGTCATACATCAGTTCGTTCAGATATTTTGTTTCAAGATCATCGAGCTCAGGCCAGGGCTTCGGCCGGCGCAGTTCTTTCCTTTGATGGTCCGGGCATCCGCAAGCGCTGGAATATGTTTTTAGTCCCGTCCTTGTGACCAGGGGAAACTTCATGCCCTGTATCTCGACCGTTGCGGCGCCAACGGTTACCTGCGTCTGAGTGCCCGGCGCGGTGTTGCCCGCAGCACCCATCATATCAGCCTGAGCATTGAGGAAGCGGGCCTGCGCCTGAGCGACCAGATCACGCAGGTTAGGCGTCTCGAACACTATGCCCCAGTCACCCGGCCGATCAACTGACGTGGTAACGGTGTTCCACTTGAAGCCCCTGAGCGAGAGATAGACGGAGAAAAGCCTTATCAGCTCGGGCAGCATGGAAAGCTGGCGTATCTTGGCATCCTGCAGCGCGGCCTCAACCTCGAGGGTAGCCATGCGCTCCGTCGTGCTCCAGTAAATGCCGAGCATCCACGCCGGCAGGTTAAGTTTGCTGACGATCTGTTCAAGCACATGCCGCAGCGGGATCTCGTACTCGAGTATCTGGCCGTCATGGCCGATTACCTTTACCACTACGTCGGAATCCTGGCTGCCGGCCGTCACGAAATCGGCGCTCGATCCCTGGCGTTTGGCGGTTATTGCCTTCTGGAATTCGTTATACATGACCAGGCGGCGGGTCTCAAGGGTCTCCTCGGCGCCGATCTTGCTGGCCTTGTAATGCACATGATAAGAGGGATCGCCGAAACGCTCTCCCACACTCTTGATGCTGTTCTGTAAAGTAGCGAGGATCTGGGAGACGAACTCCATAGAGCGCATGACCGAAACGCCGCCAGGGTCGGAATTTTCATTGTTGATGGAGTTATAGAGTATATTGGACGGATTAAGCCTGACCTCATCTATCCCGTTGACGCTCCTTGTCTGGACATACCGCGCATTCAGGATCCGCTCTATCAAGGTGCCCGGCGTTGAGTTAGTCAGTCTCGGCTGATTGCCCGGATACCTGTACCAGGGCTCGGCCCTGCCTGTCTTAGCGTCCCTGCAAAAGGTGATGTTCTTACTGTCCGCAACTCGCAGGCCGGCGATGTCCTTCATGTCGGGCGTGGCCGTAAATTCGCTTATGCTGAAGCCCTGTTCGAAGGTTTCATTGGCGAAATTCTCAATAAAGGCCTGCATGCCTTTCTGCTGATCGTTGACAGGCACATTAAGGCAGAAGTCTTCGAGTGCCGCGACTACCTCAGGCTTGTCACCGATGATCTTGATGGTGCCATTTAAAGAAATGAGCCTGCGGATCCCCGAGTCAATTATCGGGATGGCCTCTCTCAGAAATTCATAGAACTCTCCCGAGACCTTTCTGAACACATAGTCCTGAAAGTATTTTGTATACGGCCCCTGCGGATTGTTCTCCCTGATCTGCGCCTCTGATGTCACGCCCTGGGCCTTTCTGATCTCGTACCCCAATATTTTCATCTCGTATGTCCTCCGCAGGCGAAATAGTCTTCAACAGCGCAGCCGAGAAGCCCGGCCAGGGTTTCGGCGCGGTCAGCATCTATAAGGTGATCGTCCTGTTTTTTATAGGTGCGATGCTTGCCGGCAGTGCTGACTGTATGGTTCGGGTAATAGGTGAGCAGGTCGGGATCCGGCGGGTATTCGACATCAAGCCGCTGGATAAACTTTGTCATGTGGTCCGTAGACAACTCCTTGAGGGTGATCTTTACAGGCTTGCCGTCTTTGCTGTCGATAATCGGCGTGCCATCTTCATCTATGTTGTCAGTCGTGCTCTCGAACTGGAACCCGTGCAGGCGGTCGTCATAATGCTTGTG